CTTCAAAAGATTTACATTTTTATTATGTAAAAAGAATACAGGATGCAGATTCAACTTACACAGATGCAACAGATGTACCTTACAGATTTGTGCCTTGCATGGTATCAGGTTTAGCTTTTTATCTAGCTCAAAAATTTGCACCAGATAGAATTCAAGCTATGAAACTATATTATGAAGATGAATTTGCTAGAGCATTATCAGAAGATGGTTCTTCAACTAGTGTTCATATAACCCCTAAAACTTATTACCCAGGAACATAATGGCAAGAGGAAAATATTCAAAAGCAATATCAGATAGATCAGGGATGGAGTTCCCATATACTGAAATGATGAAAGAATGGAATGGTTCTTTTGTGCATAGAACAGAGTATGAAGAAAAACATCCTCAGTTAGAACTAAGAACTAGAGGTGCAGATGCAGAGGGATTATTAGATGCTAGAGTTGATAGAACTGAAAATGAAGTTATTGCAATACTAGGACCTAATCCTTTTGAAACAATTGCAGCGTCATCTGGTATTATAAATGTATTTGAAAAATCTCATGGAAGATCTACAAGTGATACTGTGAGATTTAGAGGAGCACC